GAAGATATTCCTGTTTCTGAAATGTCAGATTTATATGTTCGTCGTGCTTTTAAGAAAATGATTATGAAAGAGAAAAAAAGAAATGATAATAAAGAAGCATTAAAAGTAAATATTAGAAATGCTATGATGTATTTAGAGAAAGCATTGGAGGAATAAAATTATGATTAAATACAAATGTAAATTAATACCAGATAAAAAATACATTAAAGATTTTTGTCTTACTTTTGAATGTGAAAATGAGCAAGACGCGGAATGTGAAACTTATGTACATTTAAAAGAAAATATTCAAGATTATTTTGATATAGAGGTAGAAGATGAATGAAAAATTATTCTGGCGACGCGTCGATAATTTAATTAAAATTATTAATGCAATTCAAGATGACATGGTATATAGAACTATGTGGGAAAATAAATTAAAAGAATTAATGCAGAGAAAGGACGTGTATGAGTGATGATTTTCAAATGCCAGAGTATTACAAATCAATTAAAAAACCACGAGCAGAAGAGGAATTAGTCAAAAGAAAATGTTTTCGTTGCAACAAAGAGTCAAAAATGGGCAAATTTGAGAGGTATTGCAGTCCTACTTGCAGATATCACGCGACACGGAACTATACAAGTGGTTATAAGGTGGGGTATTAATGTTTATTTTTATTTTTTGGAAACTTATTCTACTTATTCTTCTTCTTCTTTTTCTAATAAGTTTTTTGTAATGTCGGTAATTTCTTTAACCTCTACACCAATAGATTCGCCATTAATAACATTATGATCGCGTATTTCTTTCAATTTTGCTTCTAACTCTGGGCGTGACATATTATCAAGAGAAGCTGTTACAACCTCTTTTCTATCAACATAGAACCCCGCAAGTTGACCGCGACGGTATTCAGCATTTACGGCGGGACCCATTTGTCCGTTCGTTACAGCCGTATCGCGCAACCGTGACAGTTCTCTTGCGTGTTTGACAAAATCTATTTTACTTGCTTCAGCATACTCACGTTGAAGATTTTCAATAGCTATAACAACCTTTGGAAAATACTTGGGATTTCTTAGGTTACAAGCTTGTGACACAGCGGACTTTTCAGAGTACCCCGCCTGTTTTGCACATTCTGTTTGTGTTAGTCTTCCATTTTCTTTGACAAATATCTCAACAAAAGCTCTTTGCTTCGGTGTAAGCTCACCGTTTCTAATTTTAGGCATATTTTTAGTTTAGTACATTTTTTCACTTCTGTATAGTTTTTTATTTTTGAACTATATAATATAATATATTAAATTCATCTCAAAAATCTTATCTATTTTGATGGGATATATCCTATACTAAGGTTACGTCTGGTTACGTCTGGTTACGTGGTAAAAGTAACGTATTTATTGTTATTTATCAGTTGGTTACGTGTAAAGTTACGTGGTTACGTCATATTTGAGAATAAAAAAATATTTTTTTTTATTTTGAAAAAAAAACTTCTATACAAAGTGATTTTGTCCTTGACATTCCCATTAATATATATATAGTCCCAATTAAATAGTTATCATGCATGGTAACTGAGTATGGCTGAACAACAATAACAAAGTTGTAAGGCACATTTCTTAGAAAGTATGGTCAAATGACTGAGATTCTAAGAGGTGGTACTGAAGTACCGTTATCTTCTTAAAAGGTTGATTTGTCGGGAAAAGGTTGGAGGTAGTCAAAGAATCCTTCTGCTCAACACTTAGAAAGGATTATATGAAAACTAATAGATGGATATGGGAGAAAGTAAAAATAGAACTTACTAATCCACAAGGAGAAACTGTCACTCTAAATAGTGATAGTTTTGATGACTATACATTTGGTATTATATCAGAGGCAGTAGAAAAATATGTCGTTGATCAAGGAGGAGAACTAGAATGAACATATTTTTTTTAGACAAGACACCAGACGGATCAGCAGAAATGTTGTGCGATAAACACGTACCTAAAATGCTGTTAGAATCAGCGCAAATGTTATCAACTGCTGTTAGAAAGTATGAAAAAGAAACAGATACAACGCCACTTGCTGAACCAATATATAAATCAGCGTACCCTAATCATCCAATGACAATATGGGTGTCTGAAACTTTAGGTAACTTTAATTGGGCATTAGATAATGCGCTATGGATTAATAATGAATATCAATACAGATTTAAGAAAGAACATAAGTCCTTTAGAGTATTAGATAATATAATTAATTTTGAATTAATGGCGCATATACCAGACGGTGATATGACAACACCACCTCAATGTATGCCCGATGAATACAAGGACAAAAACTATGTAACAGCGTATCGTAATTACTACAAAGGCGAAAAAGAATATTTTGCTAAATGGGAAAAAGGCAGAAGTCAGCCAGAATGGTGGAACCAATGAGACAATTTGTCCATTGTCCGTGTTCCAAAATCATGGTATTAAGAACCTATGAATCGCAAAGACATAGAAGAGTTGTATGGCGAAGATGAACCCAACATGCTATTTGCTGACGGGTTCGATGCCGCGATTTCCGGTGTCATATGGGATGGTGAGCGAACACGCGTCGTATATGAAATGGAATCAATATTGGAGATTCTCACAGTTCGTGATAATATGACCTATGAGGAAGCAGTCGAATTTTTCGACTATAACATTGCGGGTTCCCACATGGGAGAGTACACACCCTTCTATTTGGAGACCTAGAAAGGATTAAGATGAAACCAATACACGATAACACAGTAGATTTGTTTTACGTAGCAAATAAACTAGTAGAAATATTAAAAGTAGATGATAAAGAATTACGTAAAGAGGTGGAAGAATTTAGAGAAGAGATTTTTCATAACATCGGCGCTAATGCCGTACACGATCATAACAATTAGGAGAAAGAATGAGTAAATTTAAAGATTGGGTTATGGAAATTTACGAAGAACTAGAGGATCATGAATAAAATGAGAGAAGATTATCAAAAGGTTTATCAAAAAGCGTATCGAGAAGCCAATAGACAACGACTAAATGATAATCAAAGAGAAAAAAGAAAAAATAATCCAGAGAAATTAAAAGCTTATAATAAAAAATATTGGGAAAAACATCGAGAAGAAATATTGTTTTATAATAGAGAATTTTACAAAGCTAATAAGGAAGAGGTACATGCTAAAAACAAAGCTTATCTCGAAGCTAATAAAGAAAAAATATATGCTATTAATAAAAAATACAAAGAAAAAAATCCAGAGAAAATAAAAGCTATCCATAAAAGATACAAAGAAAATAACAGGGGTATTTTTACAGCTATTCAAGCCAAAAGAAGAGCAAGAATTCTACAAGCCACTCCCTCTTGGGTCAATTTAGAAGCAATAAAAGAAATATATGTTTGCTGTCCTAAAGGTTATCATGTGGATCATATAGTACCATTAAAAGGTAAAAATGTTTGTGGTTTTCATGTTGAAAATAATCTGCAATATTTAAAAGCCAAGGAAAACATGCAGAAAGGGAATAGATAGAGATGATTAAACACCCCATGGTCCTTGTTTCGTGGTACGATGCCAAAGACGGGCAAACCGGGTGGCATTCTGTTACCGACGTGCAAAAAGAACCACTAGCTGTATGTCATTCCATGGGATGGCTCGTGTTCCATGATAAAACAAGAACGGTCATTATGGCAGACTACTCAAAATACGACGCGGAACAAGACGGCGGTCGTCATATCGCGATACCAACAGGATGGGTAAAATCCATTGCCTATCTTGATACAATCTATACAGAAAAGGAGAATGTATGAAACGAATTTTTGGGGCACCATGAGGAGTCAAGAATCAATAGCTTATATAAAAAAAATGAAACCTGTTTGGGATGCAAAATATCGTCAATCTGAGAAAGGATTTTTTCAAGACCTTTTTTATGATTTGAAGAGAAGATGTGATCCAAATTCATATCATGTTGTAAAACAAAAAAAGAAATTACACATTAATAATGGTATAAGAGATAGGGATCATCTTCTGGAGCTGTGGGAAAAACAGAAGGAACTTCTTGGTGGACCTTTTTGTATTTATACCGGAGTTGAACTTACAATGAAAAAATCAAATGGAAAGGGTCATAAAACCTCACGAACAAAAACAAACATATCAATAGACCGCATTGATCCAACTTTACCCTATCAGGAAGATAATATAGTATTTTGCTCATGGGAATTTAACAATAGAAAAGGTGCTGTCTTACTTGAAGATTGTAAATTAATATTAAAAGTATGGAAGGAGAAAAACCATGAACATGGACAGACTACTACAATCGGTTAAGAAACACGAAGGCTACAGAAACAAGGTATATCTTGATACCCTAGGTAAGAGAACCGTGGGCGTCGGGCACTTATGTGTGGAGGACTTCTGGGAGGACGATAAGGAGTATTCCGAAGAAATGCTCATGAATATCCTAAAAGACGATTTAAAAAACGCCATAGAAGGCGCTGAGAGGCTTTTAAAGGACTGCCCGGTACTAGATGACCTTGCAAAAGAGATCATTATAGAGATGGTATTTCAACTAGGAGAAACAGGTGTATCGAAATTTAAGAACATGTTGAAAGCCTTAGAAGAAGGACCGGACTATCAGACGGCGGCGATAGAAATGCTCGACAGTAAATGGGCAAAACAAACACCGAATAGAGCAGCAGCTATGAGTGCGGAGATGGCTGCGCTTGGTTGAGGACTTCTATGATCGCATGAAAAAGGAACAGGAACTATTAGATATGAGTTACAAGGAATCTGTTCGGCAAAAAAGAGAACGCGATAAAAAGAAGAAAATAAAAAAGAAAAGAACATGGGAGGACTTTATGCCGTTTTATTCACAGTGGTATTGGACAAAAGATTGGTTAGGACGTAAATGTAAAGCTTGGTATCACGGTCCAAGAATTAATTGGATGTTCCTAGAGAGATGGGAAAAGAAAAAGAAAAAAAAGAAATGAAAATACTTATACTTACAGGATTGGTTGTTGTTATTATTCTATTGGCCCTCATTGCCATAATGATTTATGCCATAGGAGAACATTTATCCCATAAATAAAACATCTTGATCCCAACGGCCCTTTAGGTATATAACGGAAAGTTCACCCCCAAATAAACCAAAAGGAGAAAAAGATGACGGTAGAAGAAATGCAAAGTATCATTGTGTACTTGACAGATAAAGTAGAAAAATTAGAAAAAACCCAGTGTAGATGTAACGATGATAAGACAGCAGTTTCACCGCCAAAGAAATATGTAACAAATTATGATGAAGATGAGGAGTGTTTGACGTGTTCAGCCTAGCTTTACTTAACGCTTCCGCCGTATACGAAGGCCTAAACGGAGGCGGCGGCGGTTCTTACGTTTCTTCGAACCGATCTTTCTACGTCCCTTATGTCCTTTTCTCTTTAAGTCGGCTTTGCTCATTTCTATCTTGATCCCACTGTTGTACGCTACCACGCCAATAATCTTTTTCTTTGCGATCTAGCTGTTCCCACCTAGCCTTTTTAAATCCTTCTTTATCAAACCTGTAACGAATATTTTTTGCTCGTTTGTCATACTTTGTTTCCTCAGACATTGACACCTTTAAGTGGATTTTCCATAGAAAAATGCACATTAAAGGCCATAGAGCGTCTCTCTCCTTCACTTCTGAAAGGATAG